GATAAAAATGCAATCAAGATCCCCACTGATATTTCCAAAATTAAATATAGATTTTTCTGCATTGAGTTTTGATAAGTATTTCGGTTTTTTGTCTTTTTCGGATAACTTTCTACTTTGATAAAATATTATATCATTATCGTCGTAAAATGGTATAATAATTCTATTCTTATGTATATAATCATCTTTACAATACCATAACGTTTTAGGTTTGTTTATCGCTGTATCTAAACGGCGCTCCTTAATGTAGTCAATAGCTTTAGATACTTTTACATCTCTAGAATAAAACACTGTCTGAGCTTTGTCAAAAAGGTTTATACAATCACCTGGTAGTGATTGTATATTTTGATCTTTTTCTATTTCTACATCTTTAGGTACGTAGATATGGTCTATATTTTTAGCTTCTTTTATTACTTGAAACTCATTGACACCCTCAACTTCAGATATCCATTTTAGAGGACTACCAGACCAGCCACAATTATGACAAAATATAACGTTATCTTTTACTATGTAGTAAAGACGCCTTTTTCTACCCCACGAGTTACCTTCTCTACAAATAGGGCAACCACCTTCATAAATGTTAGTGGTTTTTTTGTAGCGAGGATAACCCGCATTTTCATAAAACTTCTCTATAACGAAGCTATCAGGTATTACTTGGTCCAGCATTAATCTTACGAGTCTCTACTACAATTTTAGTAATAAAACGACCAGTAGAAGGACAGGTATAATAAGCTTCAGTTCTAATCTCATCTCCTACTCTAACTTCTCTCATTTGAGGTCGTACTGTTGCTCCTGTAAACGGGGATTGAATTGTTTTGGCTTGTCTAATCATTATGGAATCTTTCTTTTATATTATTTACACAATTTAATAAACTATTCTTCTTAGGTACAAACGTTTGAGACCAATCAGCTGGTTTTTCGTGTATTGAATTAAAACCCATTTCTTTACATCTTTTTAAGAAATTATCAAACTTAATATCACGTTTATCTTTAGTTTGATAGTATTGCGCTCTATATGTTACCGTCTCGTCATCATAATATGCATATCCGTATTTTAAGTCCATAAGAGATATATTTTTCTTTACAATATGTTTTTGACTTTCAGTTATATTGACGTTATTAAGATCATATTCCCATCCTTTAGTTATTTTGAGATATGTCTTTAATCCCACTTTAGGTATACCCGGAATATTATCCGATTTATCTCCAGTAAAACATCTAAAAAAGAAATAGTCTTTAGGGGTATCTATACTTGTGTGCTCTTTAAAATTACTTTTATTGATAATTTTTTTAGTATTAGTATTATATATTTCTATTTCATCATTTATTAGTTGGAGCATGTCTTTATCAGTAGTGATGATGACTTTCTCTCCTTTAATAGTTTCAGATAGCCATGATATTGCATCATCGGCTTCCATGCGATGAGGATAAAAATTATGAACTCCTAGTGTATCTAAAATCTCTATAATATCGTCGAGATTTTCAAATACATTTTTAAATTTTTCATTATCTCTACCTCCCTTATATTCAGTATCACACAGCTCAGATCTAAAATTACCTAGCGGGTAAGCGAGTCTTTTATCCCAAACACAGTAAATTTTATCCCAAGGAGCAAACTTATCTGCATAGGATTTTAGTGCTCTAAGAAAAATATATGTCGCGGCTGTAGAACCTGGTTTGCTATTTTTAGCTTTGTAATTTGCAGCCCAAAATGTTCTATATAGAAGATTGTTTCCGTCAATTAGAAGAGTTTTCATTATCCCACCATCTTTGATTTAGCTTATACCACATTATAGTGTATTCTAAATCTTTTTCAAATGTTTTATGTATGTGGGGTAATTCCTGATGACGATCTTTGGATCGGTCAACTAAAAATCTAAGCTTCGATCCATTAAGTCTATATCTCAAATCATGGCCTTTTCGATCTTCTACATATTCAATAAGGTTACTAGGATCTTCTTTAGTGAGTATAGAAATAATATTATTAATTATTTGTAAGTTAGTAAGCTCATTAGGGACCATAGCGTGCTCCCAGTTTCTATATGAGGGAGCAATATTATATATTTCCCCTGCTCTCCCATATAGCATAGCATCAAAAACTTGTTCGCAATGATCCTCTACATAAATCCATTGTCTTCTATTATTACCTTTACCATAAACGGGTATTTTATTGCCCTTGAGAATAGATTTCACTACTACCGGTATTAATTTCTCAGGGTACTGCCTAGGGCCAAAGTTATTGCAACATCTAGTAATCACTACATTGACGTTATGAGTCTTATGCATAGAAAGAGCAATAAGATCAGCAGAAGCCTTTGTAGATGAATATACAGAGGATGGTTCCAAAATATCATTTTCAATACTAGGTTTAGCATCAATACTTAAACTACCGTAAACTTCATCTGTACTGATTTGGACGAATCTAGTTTCTGTGGAAATTTGTTTTAACAAATTGTATGTACCATTTATATTAGTCTTTACGAACTCATCACCAGAAGAGATACTTCTATCAACATGAGATTGAGCTGCAAAATTAATCACATAGTCGTAATCTTTTACAATTCTATATTTGTTAATATCCTGATAAAGGATAGTTACGTCATTACTAGTTTCTTTTCCTTTTTCAAAAAGTAGATCTTCAGTTTGTTTGCTTACACAGTAATCTTTAATATCTACTATATCTATAATACAGTTTTCGCATTTTTTATACAAAAGCTCTACAAAATGACTACCAATAAACCCTAAACCACCTGTTACTAAAATCGTTTTATTTTCCATTTTCAAGAACTTTTCTAATTGACTGTTCTTCTGTAGGTAAAATTATACCTGTAGTTTTTTCAGCATACTCTGTACTTAGCACGCAATTAGATCTAGTGCACTTAGTATCTTTATACAATGTTTCAAGATCTATCCAATTCCAATGAGGGTTCCAAAAACCATATTCATCTAGTAAGTCTGTTATTTGCTTAGTAGTTAATGGATTTGGATTTACTACATTATAATTACCTGATTGTAGTTTTTCTTTTCTATCTAAAATTATAAATCTTTGAGTAAAATCTAAAAGATCTTCTACTACTGTTTTAGAGTTAGTAAAATCAATTAAATTATTATACTTGAGAATTTTAGTTAAATAATTCTTACTCTCATTAAGGTTGCCAGTGATAGGCATTCGAATGCGGAAGTTGAACGTATTAGAGTACTTAGATAAACTTAACTCACATGCATGCTTAGATTTGCTATACCAGCTACTTTCAGAGCTCCATAAACCAAAATTAGGTGAACAATCTTCAGTGAATTGTTTTTCATAACCTGAATAAATACAACCCGAGCTAATATTAATCAGCTTGGTATTATATTTAGCACACGTTGCGGCTAAAATTGTAGGCCATACAACATTTAAATACCAAGTGTCTTCTTTATTATCTTCACAACCATCAACATTAGGGGTACCAGTATATCCTACGCAATTGATTACATATTCAATATCTCCTGAAGAGAGTTTATTATCAACTGTATTAATGCCTATATGTTGATTAAAGTAATTCAGACCATGTAGATGATGTATAATAGAGTCTGAAAAGTTATTTGCTTCGAGGTAGGTAACTAGCTTTTTACCAATAAACCCGTTACCTATAACTAATATATTATTCTTCATTTTTATTTAAATCGTTAATTTGGCTTTCTGTTTCTGGTCTAAATCTTAAATTAGATACTCTATTAACTAAACATTCTATAGAGTCAAAATCTTGTTCTGTTTTACCGTTAATCATTAACACACTACCACCTTCATTATCATATCCTATCAAGAAATAAGTTTTGAGATATTCTCCAATATAATCCTGCAATATGTTTAGTCCTGCGGTATTGTTATTTTCTACTGCATTAAGGAGTTCATTAACGTCAATTTTTTTGGCCATTTTCTGTTGGGTATATTTTTCGTTCTATAAGGTGAGTGATAACAACTTCCATGCTATCAGTTTTCAATTGAAAGTTTTTAGGTAGTAAGTTACCTCCATCGTTAAATTCAAACATTAGATCATTAAAGAAATCTTTATTAAAAAAGCATGTTATAAAAACTGATTCCTTACCTGGGTTAACTATAATAGTCCATCTGCGAGGGTCTGATTGCCCGTAGTCATTAAATAATCTATAAGAATAATATCCATTATCTCTTAACCGTTTGAGAAAATAACCACAGGTGGTGACTTTGTTTTTCATTAACTCTTATGACTTGATACTACGTAGTTTAATGTAGCGCTTTCTACGTCACAACGTATACTAACAATTTTATATTTACTGTTAATATATACATCTGCAGACTCGAAATTCAAGGCATTTAACATCCTAAACAATTCAAGATTAACAATGATACTGTCTTTAATTACATCTTCTCCTTCGAATTTGTCACTAATCACAGTAGTGAATACATCTGTATTTTGAAGCTTCTTATCACAAAGATCTCCATATACTAAATTATTTTCAGTATACATATATAACTTACTAGATTCAGTAAGTAGAGGTAGAGTTTTTAGTATACGCTTAAGATCGTCCTTAGTAACTACGAATTTAGTATTATAGTCTTGCTCAAGTTGCTGCAATTGATTGAAGGCATGATCATTACTCTTTTTGATACTTCTATCAAATAAAAAATACTTAAACTTAAAGCTTTTATTTTTATATTTGATGTAATTATTTTCAATATTCAGACCAAGTTCATCTCCATCTGAGCATTGTAGAGCTTTGATTAATTTATTTGCATCTGGTAATACAAAGTTTTCAATATCAGCATCTACTACTTTACATTTGTAGCGAGTGAAAAGAAAAACATCTGAACCTCTATCTACAAAACAAGTAAGTTGATCTTCACACACTTTAACATCAGGTGTATTATCTATCTTACTGATAGGAGATAAAAATGCGCGGATAAAGTTACTCTTGTTTGGAATCAGTATTTTCATTTAACTCGTTTAGTTTGATTCTTATGTTAATCTCTTTCGCATTTTTTACAACTCTTTTTTCAATGAGATTAAAAAACCTATCAATCTTTTTTTCCATACTAGACATACGAGTTAAGAAACTATCTAATTCTTCTTTACTCAAACCTGTTTGCACCACAGGTTGTTGAGTGGGTTGAGACTGTACTTGCGGTACAGGTGTTTGTTGCGGAATTGGTGCTTGCACAACGTTGGGTTGAGTCGGTTGGTATATAGATTTATCTACCGCAATATTATTTAGGGAAGTACTTCTCCCTACTATATTTTTATTAATACTAGCTGCATCCATATTAAGTTGATGCATGAATTGCTTTATAGGGTCCATTATATATGAAAATTCAAAAAACGGCCTAGCTTTATTACTAGGCCGTTCAGTATTTATTTTAGGTTTTTTAGAGATCCATCGATGCCAAAATGTCTTTAACTTTGTCATCATCGTCTTTCCCTCCAATATCGTAGCTGATGTCATCATCGTCATCATCTACAGGCTTAGCGCTAATGACTGTTTTAGGAGCTGATACAGGTTCATCTGTCTCAGCAACATCTACATCATCGGGATCTTTACAATAGAAATGCTCATTGAGCATATCTTTTAGTTCTTCATAACTCTTAACAGTAAATACTGATTCGAGGTCATAAACGTTATTGTAAACATCGTTCATAGAATCATCATCTACTAAACCAGGAATCTTTGAGGGAGATGCAAACCTAGAGCTAACATAAGTAGAATAACCACCCTGCTCTTCGACTTTGATCTTCAAACTACAACCATTCTCTGACAGATCGAATACTCGAGATCCAAACTCATCAGCATCTTCTCCTTCGATAGCGCTCATAATAATTTTGTGAAGCTGCTTACCAAAACGAAGAATTTTTACCTTACCGTTATTTTCTCCATCTGTAGGATCTCCTACTACGTATACATTCATCAACCAATTCTCTCGACGAGTAAGCATCTTAGAGTCTTCTTTTTCTTGCTCTGATCCATGCTTGGCTAGTCGAAACTTTGCTTCATCAATAGGATCTCGTTCACCCCAGGTACTAGGGCTTACAGCACTGATGTACTGACCAGTAGATAGACTATTCCACCCATGGGAGTAATAATGAAACAAGGTCTTGTTAGGAGCCTTTACATTAGGTAACAAACGTACCGTATATGTATTGCCTGCTTTCAATCGAAGAATGTTTCCAATATTCGATTGCTGTGAGTTATTGCTTTTCATAGCTTCGCTAATTTTAGCGAACATTTCTTGATTATATGCTGCCATAATTTAATATTTTGTTTAGTTTAGTTATTATCTTTTCGTTTAGTTTTTTTAGTTTATTTGTCCTATAATACCTCGTTCTTAAGGACTCGATAGTATTATAAAAGTCTGTTACGATAAAATCAATATCTTCTTTAGGATAAGTTCTCAGAACTTTGTCGTAACTATTTATCGCTAAGATGTTGTAATAGGTTATTTTACGCTCGCTCAAAGCAATAAGAAATTCTGGATAGTAGGTTTTATGCTCAAACCATTTCTCAATATTGTTTATTTTTAATTCTTTACATCTCTTAAAAATAAAAAGAAACCCCTCCTTTACCATGTTAATTATGGTTTCATCATCTGGGTTCTCAAACATATTTTTTTCTAACCATAAATTATATGCTTTAACAGCTTTAAACTTACCGAAATATTCTAGAGGATAATATTCTTTATCTTTCCATAGCTCATATGGAGCTTTGAAGTATGACTCAGCTTGTATATTTTTAGACATCAATATACCGCTAATTTTTTTGAGTAACTCTTCCTCTACAGGAGATAATTTATCAAAATTTTCTCGGGGTCGCCA